TCAAAAATTCATGTGTCCCTGACCACTGTTTAAAGGGTGCGGAGGCACATGATCGACCTGTCCGGGTGTTACGATAAAGCGCACTACGGTTTCATGAGTAACAAAAGTGGTTCCACAGTTTATGTTTTGGCACTGGCAATAACGCTCTTTCGTATTATCTGATACACGAAAGCTACTGCGAGTATGTGCCGCGTGTCCGCATTTCGGACAATTCATCATAACCGTTTCTCCCCAAGTCATTACCCGCAATCCCATAATGATACACGAACATCCATTTTGTGAACATTATCATTCCATTTCTAAATCATCTATCTTTACCTCAAGCTCCAGAGTCGTAGTGAAACCATTATCTGCATTGACACTATGCGTCAGGGTGGTAATGGTCCATTCGGCATCATCAATGGGCTGTTTAAAGCCGCTCACCTTCACCGGCATTTCGGTATACAGATCAGCCCTTCCCTCTGCGAGCTGCAGGGAGAATGTTGCCACCCCGCGCTGCAGGCGCTCCCACTGCATCTTTGCCGCTCGCTCTGCATTGCTGCGGTTTGCATAAGTTCTGTTGAGTACAAGCACGTTTTCATCCGTTCCAACCAAGTAATCTCCCTGTTTTGCTTCCGGCTCCTTTGCCGCAGTGGTTTTTTTTCGACGGCGCCTAACCTTTGCAGTCTCTTTTTTCTTTGGCTCACGGGTATGGAGCCAGCTGGCAATTACCCCCGTATAGGCATCGCGATCAGCCAGAGTAAAACGATGACCGTCACCGGCCTGGCGGGTTATGGTGATAACCGGCAGCGGCTTACCGCTTGCCGTCCTGCCCTGCCCCTGGCGGATAAACAACAGATTGCCGTCCTTAACTGAGGCTATCGCCCCATACTGCCGCGCCAGCTTCATCAAAAAGCTGGCGTCGCTTTCATTAGTCTGGTCAAGATGATCGACAGGCTTGTCCAACAGGTCCTTTCCCAGCGCCATCTTTAATTTATGCCTGCCCGCGATTTCCTTCACAACTTCGCCCACCGTTGTCTGGTGCCAGGACTTTTCACGCCGCGTATTCAGGGTTTCACGGAAATCTGCACTACGCGCGCGGATTGTGAGACGGTCAGGCGCGCCGCTGTGCTCAATCTCATCGACAGTAAACGCCCCTTTCGGAAAAAGCGGCTGACCTTTCCACCCCAGCGCAAACTGAATAATGGCCCCCCGACGCGGCAGAACGATTAGCCCGTCCGAGTCGTCCAGTTCCAGATCAAGCTGGTCCGCTTCAAAGCCCCGGTTATCCGTCAGCGTCAGACTCATCAGGCGCGCATCCAGCACGGTAGTCACATCTTTACCTTCAATGATGATACTGAAACCGGGAGTTTTGCTGTTCAGGTTCAGGAGATCAGAGCTGAAATTCACTGCAGTAACCCTCCAACCGTATTTTTCATATTGCCTATCGCAGAGGTGGCAGATTCCTGCAAATTACTGAGCTGGTCGCTGAGGCTGCCGAACATATCAGACAGCGACTCATCCACCCGTTTCAGGCTCAGCGAAAATTCGATGCGCCGGGGCATACCGCTCTCAAAAAATTCTGTTTTTGTCTGGCTCAGACTCTCGATCACAAACATGCCGTAAATCGTCCCGCTCCCCTCAATCAGAGGCCAGGCTTTTCCCAGCTCCGCCATCTGCTCCAGCGCCAGCAAAGACAACCTGCCGCCGGTAATCTCCGGCAGCAGGACGCCGGACAGAGTAAGCGTATCGTTATCCGGTCCAAGAAACTGCGTTGACGGGCGCCGGTTAACCCGGCTGTTGGCTGCGTGCCGCCAGCTGCGCTGATACTGCAGCTCCTGATAGGGCACTGTTCGCAGCATGAATACGTACAACCCCAGCACCATCATCATTATTCGTAACCCCCTCGATCACTGAAATTACTGCGTGTTTTTGCCCTGGCCCTGCGCTCACGCTCATCAAGCTGCCGGGCCACCTCGCGGGCGATATCCTGCGCGCTTTGCCCTGGCTGCGCGACAATATGAATTGGCGCGCTTATCTCGTACTTAATTACCTGCGACTGTCTCTCTTCCTTCGGCGACGGCGCCGGTTGCGTCCTGACAGGCACACTGTACGGATGAAGTGGTGCGGCTTCTGCCGGGGCAGCCGCCAGGCCCATTACGCCAGCGACCACGGAAGCGAACACCTTCTGGCGCATAGCCATCGGGTCAACCCTGTTATCCGTGATTTCCGTAATGGCCGGTGCTGGCATGACGGCAGCAGCGATATCAGCCAGCTCCGCAGCACGATCCCGACCAGGAAGGTTTACCGGGGCGTTAACAATCTCAGGAGGCAGTATTAACCTGCTTTCAGGCCGTTGATCCGGGCTGGCTGTTACATCACGAACGGGGCTTACTGTTGCCGCCAGTTTCACCAGTTCAGTAGTGCGATTGATTACCGGAATATTTGCCGGACCGTTCACACTATCAGGCGGCAGAACTATCCCGCGTTCAGGACGTTGTTTAGCGCTGGCCGGTTCCGTCCGGGAAGGATTGAGCGTTGCCGCCACCCTCGCCAGATCAGCAGTCCGTTTCCTGCCGGTGACATTGGCGGGTCCGTTAACAATCTCAGGGCCATTCTCACCCACGATGCCGAACTGGCCGCGCGGAATGGTACCGCCACTGTCGTACATTCCAGCAAAACCCATCGTCGGGAATCCGCCAGGCGGCAGCACCACTTTACCGTCTCTGTTGACCGTAGCTGGCTGCTGCCGCGTGACCTGTTCAGGAAGCTTCGCTTTGGCCGCCTCCTTGCTGACAATGCCGAGTTTTTCAAGCAGCCAGGACACGCCCGATTTAAGCGAATCCAGCGGGTGCATGACCATGTTCAGCCCTGCCGCCAGCGCTTCGCCAAACTGCCGCCCCATCGACGCCGCGCTTTGCAGTTCTGCAGAGGTGGATTTAACCGGCGTCAGCAGATCAGTAAACCAGCCCCACAACGCCTGGACCTTGTCACTTATCCACTGGAAAACAGGCTGCAGTGGCTCAAACGCCGCACTGATAGGCGCAGCTGCAGCTTTGAATCCTTCAACCACTCCACCTAAAAATGCGCTTATCGGCTGCCAGTATTTCCAGACAACCAGCGCCACGCCAGCCAGCGCCGCCACGACCAGACCTATCGGACTAAGCAGGGCGCCCAGCAATCCAGAAATCCCGTACAGCGCAACGCGAAGGAGAGCCAGCGGGCCGGACGCCAGAAAACGAAGCACGCCACCGGCTGCGGATAATCCCCCGCGCAACGCGGCCAGCGGATTCATTACCATGCCAATAATGTTGCGAATACCAGACATTCCGCCGCGAAGGACAGCAAGCGGCGCACCGGCCAGCGCTTTCAGCGCATTGCCAGCCAGCCCGGCAGAACGGCGCAGGGAGTTAAGGGGAGACGTCAGCAATCCGGCGCTGCTGCCGGATGCCGCCAGGCCACGGCGCAACAGGGAAAGCGGCGCATTTGCCAGCCAGGACAGCGCACCGCCGGTGCGGGTCACTGCAGACATAACGGATGGGAGTGTTTTTACACCCAGCACGGACAGGCCTAAACGGATCACCGCCAGCGGCCCCAGCACGGCAGCCACGGCCACCGCCAGCGTGCCGAGTACAACGGTTATCGCAGCAGTGGCAGCCGCCACTTTCATCAGCGTGCCCGCCAGCTGCGGGTTAGCCTCAACCCATCGACGCAGTGCCCCGGTAACGCTTTTGACGTACCCCATGATATCCATCAGCGGCTGGCGCAGGGTTTCACCCAGGCTACTGAAAGCGTTCTGCGCGCCCGTTTTAACAAGCAACCACTGCGCGGAAAGTGAATCCTTATTGATATCGGATTCTTTCTGCATGGAGCCGTTAGCCTCAGTGCCTGAGGTAAGTTTCAGCTGTCGCTGCAGCTCCGGCAGGTTATTTGCCAGCTTCGCCGCATCGTCGCCAAACTCCTTGCCAAATATCATCGTCATGGCGGGCAGGCGCTTGTCCTGCGGCAGCTTGTTGACCTTCTCCAGCACACGCTGAATGGTCCCCATTGCGTCCTTTGTCATCTGCTTTTCAATCTCTTCTGGATTGAGTTTCAGCAGATCCATACCTTCCATGAACCGCTTGCTCTGCATGGTTGCAATCGACAGTTCGCGCACCATCGCATTTGATGCGCTGGCGGCAATTTCAGGCGCGGCGCCCAGAGACAGGAAGGTGGAACCCAGCGCGGCCGCCTTGCGGAAATCAAGCCGGTCAGCCACGCCGCCCATGCGCTGCAGCACATTGATGATATCGCCGCCCTTAGACATGGCGTTATCGTCCAGGTAGTTCAGGGCATCGCCAAGCTGTTCAATATTGCGGGTCGGCACTTTATAGAGCTGCGCGATTTTCCCCAGCCCCTCCGCCAGCTCATCAGCGGGCAGCTCGAATGCCGTTGCGGCCTTTGCTGCAGTGGATGCAAAGGCCAGCAGGTCACGCTTCTGGTCTTCGTAAGAATCGTTCTGGTTTGTCACGCCCATGCGGGCGCCACCTTCAACCAGCGCGGCATAGTCGATGGCGCCATTCTCCATCGGCAGCTGTTCACTGGCGGCCTTGATGGCATCCTGCATGTCATAAAACTGCTTTGTGCGGTTGCCGTTGTCGTCCCGCAGCCCGTTAACCTGCTTTGCCACGCCTTTCATCGCATCTTCCATGCTGGCATAGCTTTTAACGGCAGCCATCACCGGCGCACCCATCGCCAGCCCGGCGGCAGTCGTCGTTGCTCCGGCGCCCGCAATACGATCCCGCACCTCAAGGCGCCGCGAATACTGATCGCGGACGGCGTTCATACGGGCCTGCTGCTCGCCCAGGCGTTTAAGGGATTTCTGCTGTCGGTCCAGCGCCTGCCGGGTTTCGTCGGCATTCTGCCGCAGCTCCCGCTGCGCACTGCTCAGCTTTTTGGTGTCCAGCCCGGCCTCATTGAGCGCAAGACGCTGACGCTGCACCGACTGACGCAGGCCGTTGTATTTGCTCTGCAGCTCGTTAACGCGGTTTTTTGCCTGCTCCAGCAGACGCGCCTGCGCCGCCGTCGGCCGGTTAGTGGCCGAGAACTGCGTGGCAAGCTTCGCCGCTTCTTCGCGTGCGGCTTTAAGACTGTTGCCGGTGACGGCCAGCTGCGCGCTTGCCTTGCGGAAACCGTCAATACGGCCCGCCTGGGCGTCCAGTTCTTTTAATCTTGCGCGGCTTTGCTGAATGGCGGTAGCCAGCTCTTTAGAACTGTCCTGCGCTGATCGGAATGGGCGGGTGAGTTTATCAACCGCATTTAGAATTACCTGCAAACGCAGGTTAGTGTCACTCATCGCTGGCCCCGCTTCTCTGAATCGCTTTATGCCGCCACTCCAGCACTTCGGTCAGCGGCATAACGTCAGTGACGGACGGCGGCCAGTGAAAAATGGTGGCGATATCAGCCACCAGGTCTTCTACCGTCAGGCTGTCGGCAAACCGGCAAGCACCGATTTCTTCAACAAAAAAGTGACCACCTCAACCGACAGCGCGGTGAGATCGGCGGGGTCCATTTCAGCCATTTCCTGAGCGGTCAGCGCGGGCGTGGAGATGCGGGGAATAATCGTCATCATCGCGCCGACGTCCATATCCATGATCGCCTGCAGACGGGTGCCACGCAGCGCGCCGGACTGCGGCTTGCGCAGCACAATTTCGGCAATTTCGGTTTTACCGCGTTTGATTGGGGTGTCCAGCTGTACGGTTTTTTCAGTCAGTTGTTCGCTCATTGTCATGTCCTGTTAATAAGGTACTGGCGCGGCTGCCCGCGCCTTCAAAGTAGATCAGAGGCCCAGGGCGTTGCGGTGTTCTTCCATCAGGTCCACGCCATCAACGATTTCAATCATGTTGATCACATCAACCTCATAGAGCACCTCGCCGTTAATGGTCAGCTTCGCGTAGCTGTTGGTGCTGCTGACTTTTGTGGTGTTGCTCTCCCCGGTTTTCCATTCGCCGGAATCGACTTCTTTATGTCGCCCGCGCACAACCAGCTCAACGGCCTGCACTTCGCCGGTATCGTCACGCTGAATGGAGCCGGTGAAACGCAGCTGGATACCGTCAACGGTGGCTTTACCCATCTGTTTGAATAACAGCAGTTCGGTGCCACCGATTGAAAATTCCGTGTCCAGCGCGCCATCATCCAGCCCCAGATCAACATCAGCCGAACCGGGCATACCGCCGCCGCGATACTTTTCAAACTTGCGGCCGAATTTAGGCAGGGTCAGGGACTCAACAATCCCCTGATAGTTATTCCCGTCGTTAAACAGGTTCAGGTGTTTTAACTTACGTGGTAAAGCCATATTGTCCCCTTACGCGCTGACCTGGCTGGAGAAATCCAGCAGATACTGATCGGTGATGCGCTGGCGCAGCATCAGGTTTTCCAGAGGCGGTACCGGCGTATAGTCGTAATCGATAGTGAGCTTCCCGGCTTTCAGGGAATCTTTATCGTTTACGGACTCATCCAGCCAGCAGTCGGCGCCGATGATGTAGCCCTGCGTTTTCAGGTTACGCAGTTTGGCGCGAATACCTTCGATAATGTCGCGGGCCAGTGACGGGTTAAGCACGCCATCCACCGCCCACATATGCGCTTCGGCGATGGTGTCAGCCAGTACCTGCGCGGTGCGGGTATAGTTTTCAAAGGCAAACAGAGGATCGTCACTGAGGCAACGGGAACCCCAAAAGCGGAAACCGTCTTTGCGGATCAGCGTGGTGACATCGTTCTGGTTCAGCAGCCCCGCATCGGTTGCCGGGTCCTGCAAATCCCAGAACACATCAGCAGAAATGCCGGTGACGCCGTTCACGCCAACGTTGGACAGGGATTTGTGCCAGCCGGTCTGTTCGTCAATTTTGGCACGCAGGCCAAGCGCACGGGCTGAGGCGTAAGCCGTTGCGTCAGCGTTCAGCACGGTGTCAAAACTGATGAAATCAGGCCAGATCAGCATCCCCTCGCGCTGGCTGAAATTAGCGCGGTAGGCAATGGCCTCCTCTACCGTTTTGCAGCCGTAGGCGGACAGATAAGCAAACCCGCGCAGACTCTGCGCCACGCTCAGCAGCTCAGTAGCAACCGCCTGCGTGTCATGCCCCGGCACGCCAAGAATGCGCGGCTTAACGCCGAGCTGGGACTGCGCAGATAACAGCGCTTTCATGCCCGTTTTTTTACCGTCAGCTGTCACGCCGCCGATAATGTTGGAGGTTGTTTCCGCTTCGGTTTCACCCTGTGCAACGCGCACAACGACGGTCACGGGTTTAGCCTGGTCGGCAATTGCATCCAGCGAGCGGGCCAGCGTGCCGGACTCGCCTGCTTTACCGCTGGCGGTCAGCACGTCGGTAAGCAGGACCGGTTTATTGAGGGGGAACACGGACGCATCTGCATCATCGCCGGTACAGACCATACCGACAATTGCCGTGCTTACTGTTGAAATGGGGCGGGTGCCATCGTTGACCTCAACGACGCGCACACCGTGGTGATAATCCTGAGCCATACGGCGAACCCTCCGGTGTTTAGGTTTCGCCCTATGGTGAATTGAATGGGCCGCGCAGACAGCTACGCGGCATTGTTCCCTTAATCACACAATACGCCCGCGCGGATATCTGCGTTTTCTTTTTCCAGGCGTTCGCATGAGATATCAAAATACTGCTGGCAGAAGCTCCCTTCTGGGCTGATGATTCAATATTCCAGGAGCGGTGGTACGAATATTGAAAAACCGATCACGTTTCCTGTTGCTTTTCCCAACGCTGTTTTATCAGTGGCATTCGGGAACAGGCAGTCTTCTTTTCCCTCCATGGGACAGTCTGTAGTTATAGATGATTCCACTGTTAACCGTTTTGGATTTACCTGTCGAGCTTATGCTTTTGATAAAGCAACAATGATTGATACATCGAGTAACTTTTTTTGGATGGCTATAGGATATTAAACGTTGGTTTGGGAAACATCGCTTTGGCGGGCGTTGCAATCTCGTTAACAGCGGAATATAGCGTTGGCTGCTCCCCTATCGACAACTCAACAATAGCTATCTAACGCCGGATCTGGTTCTACTCAGGGCATCCGCTGGTTAACAATAGGGCACTAACATGACTAAATATTTCTCACCATCAGTGCTTGGGTTTTATATCGATGGTATAAATAAAAACATTCCCAATAATGCCGTTGCCGTTTCTGATGAAGTCTATCAACAGTTTGCTGGTGCTGCCTGGCCTGAAGGTAAAGTTATTGGCACTGATGATATGGGTGGCCCCGTATGGGTACATGCTCCACCGACATCTGTAGAAGAATTAATTGCAGATGCGGAAGTACAAAAACAATACCTGATTGATCAGGTGAACGAATATATCAATAGTAAGCAGTGGCCTGGTAAGGCCGTACTGAGCAGGTTAGGTGACGAAGAAAAGGAACAATACAACCTGTGGCTGGATTATCTTGAGGTGCTGGAGGCTGTCGATACCTCCAGCGCACCAGATATTAGCTGGCCTGTTCCTCCTGACTCTCAATCAAGTTAACATCTACCCAACAAGGAAGACCATCGCCGCCGACATCTCGTCTTTTCCCGTCTGGCGGCGTTCCCATAAATTCGGCGGAAACTGCATCATCAATGGGGATAGCATCTGACAAATCCCATCCCGCATTGATATATGATTGCCTTAATGTGACGGGGATAAATGAACTATTTTTTGCTGACCAAATATAGACGCTCATATTACCTCCCAATTGCACGGTAAACAAAAAACTCACCTGTCGCCGGAGAGCCTGTAACGTTCAGTATGGCCGAAAATCCAGTTTTACTTACCGTGTCTAGGCACAGCCCCCATGATTTAACTCCAGATATTCCAGATGATGAATTGGTAACCTCGTTAATGGTAACGTTCAGACATTCAACTGGAAACGGAATTGCAAATGTTGCGGTCGCTAACCCCGTAGTGGTATTTGCTGCTGCCGATCCCCCCCAGATTTCAATGTATCCATCAGGAGTCCTTCGCCAACCGGTCCCTGATGTCCATGAACTCATGTCAGGAATCTGCCCTGCCGCCGTCCCAACTGTCTTTTTCGCCGCTGTTCCCAAACCAAGGTATTCGATAATCCCATCTGCTGTCTTTCCTGACAAAGTTGTCAGCGTGCTATCAAGAGGCTGTTTGCCTGCCAGCGCATTTGTCATGGTGGTTGCAAAGTTAGGATCGTTTCCTAACGCCGCCGCCAGCTCGTTCAGGGTATCAAGCGCCGCAGGTGATGAGCCAACAAGCGCAGCCAGAGCTGATTTTACGAAAGCAGTAGTGGCAATTTGCGTATTGTTGACAGTCTGCGCAGCCGTGGGGGCTGTCGGCGTTCCGGTCAGGACCGGGCTTGCCAGAGGGGCTTTGAGTGCAAGCGCGTTATTAATGGTGGTGCTGAAATTAGGATCGTTGTTGATAGCCGCAGCAATTTCTTTCAGCGTGTCCAGTGTCGCCGGGGCGCCATTCACCAGGGCGATCAGAGCCGCCTGCACAAACGCAGTTGTGGCAAGCTGAGTGGTATTGTTACCTGCAGCTGCAGTCGGTGCTTTTGGGGTGCCGGTAAACGTCGGGCTGGCTTTTGGCGCATATTGCGTATGTGGATCAGCTACTGCAAGATGCGCCGCCATCAGCTCATCTACATACACCTTTAGTTCCAGCACCTTGTCATCCACATATTTTCGGGTAGCCAGCACTACGGACGGATCAATTTTCAGCGTAATGTTATCGGTGCTGCTGGTAATCAGTACCATGCGCACTGTCTGCGTGCGGCCGCTTCCCTCTGCCAGCTGCGGCTTATAGCTCTCCGGGCAGTTCCCCACGGCGATCAGCGCGCCCGTTTCATCAAACAGCCCAACCTCACGAATCCACCAACCGCCCTCCGTTTCAGGAATCACCTGCTCAGCAATAATCTGGCTGCTGTTCTGCGGATCGATATACAGCATATTCAATGCCGCACGGCGCTTTTCAGCAACCAGCGCTGTCTGCTGCGCGCTGGGCGTTGGCAACACGCCGCCACCGTCGCCCACCGCCATCTGGGTAATTTTCAACGGGACACCGAGCGCGGCGGCGCTTGCCAGTTTCGCCGCGCCGATATCCGTCAGCAGGGTATAAAATTTTGCGCTCATGGATTCACTCTCATTGTGTCAATAACATGGACCGCTCCGCCCTCATAAGCGGTGCCGCTTGAAATAATGGTTTCGTTGATATACGGGTAAATCGTGATTTCTTCGCCGGTATAAGTGGCAGCCCCAACAAAATATGGCCCGCTCGTCTGCAGGTTTATGGACATGCCGATCAGATGCCGACTGCAGGGTTTGGCATCACCAATCAGGCGCTCCAACTCCAGATAGGTTTCCTCTGTTATGCCCTGGTCCTGCACCCCAATATCCAGGCGAAACGTGCCCGGCGCCTCGCCGGTCTGCCACCATTCAATGATGCGGATCAGAAAACCAAACGGCTCCACCACGCGCCGCACGGCGCTGGTTGTCCCCTTATGCTGATGGATATAGAAAGCATCCTGCACCACACGGCGCTTGACGCTCTCCGTCCAGCTTTCGTCCCAGCGGTCAACGGAAAACGCCCACGCCAGATATGGCAGAAAGCTGACCGGACAGGTTGCCGGGTTCCATAAATCGCGCAGCGGCACCTGCAGATCGGAAATGCCGCTGCAGGTCTGCGCTAACCGTCGCTCAAGCGGCGATGAACCGGGCGGCAGCAGGCTATTCATCCGTGCCCCCGTTGGTTACGCTCCATTCCGTACAGGATGCCGCCTGCGTCTTATCCAGCACCACATCATCCAACGGGGAGGCCAGCTCCACCCGCTGGACGCCCTCTACATGCAACGCGGCATAAATCGCGCTGCGACGGATATCACGGCCCAGCCGCGTCTGGCTGGCGATGTACTTCTGCAGGCTGGCTTTTGCTGCCGCCATCACCGGCTCAGCTTCCGGCCCCGGATAAAGAAAGATCGTTGCATCTACGCTATACGGGATTATTTCGGCGCTGCGCACCGTCAGGCGGTCTGCTACCGGGCGCACGTTCTCGCTGTTAAGCGCCTGCTCTACCACCGCCAGCAGATCAGCCCCTGCCATACCGTCACCCTCACGACTCAGCACGGTAAGCACCACCTCCGCCGGTGCCGGACTGGTTGCGCTGGCGTCTGCCACGCGCCCGTCCGCGCTTTTAGCGTGAAACTCATAGGCCGCCGTCGGTCCCGCAACGGACAATCCCTCAAACGCAGCCGGAACACGCAGGCGCAGCGCATCATCGCTTTCCATGACGGCAGCAACCGGCGGCACCGCGTCGTTGTCGGCAGGCGTTACAGTCAGGCGTTTCACGTTGTAGTTGGCTGCCAGCTGATCGAGATCGCCGCCGATGGCATACGCCACCATGACCGCCTGAGCGGCCTCATTAATACGCTGGCGCAAAAGGATTTCACGGTAGGTGCTTTCCTGCAGCAGCTTGGTGACGGGTTCAGATTCCAGCGCCAGCGTGCGCCGCACCGCGTCCTGCTCATCCGCCGGATAAAGGGCCACAAATGCGGCCTTGCGCTCAGCCAGCAGCGTCTCAAAATCCGGCACGTCCACTATCTGCGGCGCGGGCAGCTGGGAAAGGTCAATCACTGCCATTGTCTGCTCCTGTAGATACCGAAAGGGAAACCGGTGCGCCGTTGTTGCGCTGCCCGGTAAGCTCAACCACCATGGAGCCGTCAAAATTGCTGCTGATGGTGATGGAATCCAGCGTAAGTCGTGGCTCCCAGCGACTCAGCGCCACATAGACCGCAGACATGACCTGCAGGCGCAACGCCGGGTTCTGCGGCTGGTCAATCAGGGCGGACAGCAGGGAACCGTATTCCCGACGGGCAATCCGGCTACCCTGTGGGGTCAGCAGAATATCCCGCACTGACTGGCGCAGATGGTCAGTATCAGTAATGGCCTTGCCGTTGTCCTGGCTCATGCCGATATACAGCGTCATACCGGTCCTCCTGACGTATCGCCGCCGGACTTAACGCCAGTGTGACCGTGTTTATCCACCACGATCCCGTTGGAACTCATCGCGCCGCCGCCCTGGGTGACGACGCCATTGACCACCATCTCGCTGTTAATGCGCGTGGTGTCAGCCTCCACCACAAACTCACCGGTTTTGAGAGTGATATTGTCCGCCGCCTCGATCACCATGGATTTGATACCCCGGACATGCCACCGCCCGGTGGCGGGTTCATACTCAAACCATCCCCCGTCAGGGTACTCCGTCACGCAACCGTCCACGGAATCCGATGGCGGCGCAAACTGATTGGAGTAGATGGCTGGCAGCACAAAAGCGGTTTCCAGATTGCCGCCCATACTCAGCAGCACCACCTGCTCATCTGGCGACGGACACCACCATGTACGGGCACCACCGGCACGCAGCGTCAGCCAGTTAATCCAGTTGGTTTCAAGCTCGCCCACTCTCACCCGGCACAGCCAGTTTTCCCGGTCCACTTCAGTCACGGTGCCGGTGCGGATCAGGTTGGTGATAAGGCGCATGATTTCGGTCAGTTGTGCATTCATAACGAAAGGTTGCCATCAGAGGGAAAAGGGAGGCAGCGCGGACGCTTGTGCCAGCGGTGGTACAAAGATCACCCCGCCAGCCAGCGCAGCAGAGTGTCACGGGTGACGGTTTCAACCTCATCATTCACACCCAGCAGTCGGCGCTCTGCGTAGCGGACCTCCGGGCCTTTTCGGCTGACGCGATCCCGCAGGCCGTAATGGTGAACACGGGCAATGCGCTGCACCTTGCCATCAAACTGCACGCAGGCGGAGTCCGCACTGGCGGTAGTTTTCAGGTATTTTGTGGTGCGAAGCTTTGCAAACATCTGGCGTTTGATGCGTCCCTTCTTGCTGCGGGCAGTCACCCGGCGCGGCTCATAGCCGCTGCCGTCAGGATTACGCTGCAGCCTGATGTTCTGCTGCTGCGTCCGGCGCAGCTGTTGCGCCAGTTGCCGCATCATACGGCTGCGCGCGGCAGGTTCCAGATTCGCCAGCAGCGCCGTCAGCCAGTCATCCACCCTCTGCAGTTCATCCACCTTTCACCGTCCACATTTCTTCTGGTTCGTCCGGCTCCGGCACCGCTTCAACGCTTGAAACGCTGCCGTCAGTGCTGACCAGCACGCGCTCCGTCAGCTGCAGGTTCAGGCTGATATCACACACATCGTTGCGCAGAATATCCACTTCAAAGGTGAACAGTTTTTCGCGCAACTCCGGGTTATTGATAGCATCCGGCTGGTTGTCACTTAGCCACAGCAGCACAGGAGCCATCAGCAGATTCTGGTCGCCGCTGAAATCCTCGATCACCACGTTCAGGGTGTAGCGGTACTCCCATGACATGGAGCTGGCACCGGTTGCCACCAGTGAGCCGTTATCAACGAAAAGGTGCAGCTTGTCCGGGTTGTCCCGGACATAGGCAACCGCTTTATTCAGAGCGCGGCGTAAGGACTGCGGTTTGTTCACTGTCTCGCTCCTGACACGCAATAATCGTGTCCACTTTGTCAGCACAGACCGCCCAGGCGGCCTCGGTTTCATCCAGCACCGCATTCAGATCGCCGTTACTGCGCGGCGCTGACCTTTCCAGGCGGCACTGCGTCACTCTGGGACAGCCACTCACGGTAAGCTGCACCTCCGGCGAGGGCCGGACGCTCCCGCAGCCGGATAATGTCAGCAGGCAAAGGAGTATCAGCCCAGCGGCGAAAATCCTCGTTTTCACGTTTCAGTTCCTCGATCCGGTGCTGGCGGCTGCGCAGTAGTGCGGTGGTCTGTTCCGCTGCCGCATAAAGCCGCGTCTGCTCCCGGCTGTTGGTTTCAGTCAGAATGGACAGGCCGATCAGTTGGCTGTTTTTCTTCGTCAGCTCCTGCGTTTTGCTTTTCAGCGCCGCGCCCTGCGTCTCGATGGAGTGGCTGGCATTGTTAAGCCGCCACGACTGCCAGCCCAGCGCCGCAAGTGCCAGCGCCAGCACTACCGCCAGCGCACGCATCAGGCCGCCATCGGCTCATGAAGCTGCGCGCGGGAAATCTGATACAGAACCAGCGTCAGCAGGTAAAACACCAGGGTGATCACCCATCCCGAAAACGCCAGGCACAGAACAATAAGCAGCCTGATTATCCATGTACGCACGGGTTTTACAGGGTACGCCCTGAATTTCAGCAATGCCGCCCTGACCTCATCGCGCGCCCGATCTCCGGCGAACCACCCGACAGCACACAGCGCAGCAAGCAGCCAGGCGAGGAAGCATGACACCCAGACAGACGCACCAACCAGAACCGGCGCACCGCTGCGCGGATACAGCAGGCTGATAACCAACAGCGCAGCCCATGCCAGCTGGAAAAAAACGCTCATGACTTTCTTTTTCATTCCGTTATGCTCCTTTTAAGCACCAGGCCATTTCCCGCGCGCGGCGGTTGTCCAGCCCCTGATTAAAAACACCTTTGACATATACCCAGCGCGGCAGCTGATGGCAGGCATCCGCCCAGCGCCGCTGGTTCAGCAACTTAACCAGCGTGGAGCTGCAGGCGTTGCCGGTGCCCACGTTGAAAGCAAACGACACCACCGCGTCATAGACCTTTTGCGGCATCGGCTGCACCACACATTTATCCAGCGCCCTCTCTACGCGCAGCACATTGGTGATAAGTCCCTGCGCCGCCTTCCGCTCAGTGATGGTTTTGCCCGGCACCACACCAGATGTATTGCCGATCCCGTCGGTCCATACGCCCGCGCTGCACTGATAAGGCTGCAGGCGGCATCCCTCGTAATCGGCGATCAGTTTCAGCCCCTCAACGGAGGTATGAAGCGACTGGAAACCGGGCAGCGTGGCGGCGATAGCCAGCACCGCCCCGACAAGGCAGCGCTTAACGATTGAAGGATTCATATTCCCCCCGCGAAATTTTGCCGCCACGTAACAATTTGAAAGACTGGTGTTTGTAGTACCAGTTGATAGCCAGCATCAGCACACCAATCAGTACGCCGCCAACCGTTGACGCATCCTTGAGCGACAGATCGCCCAGCCATGCCAGCAGCACGGCGATGCAGTAAGTGATAAAGGCGCTGATTCGTTCAAGCGTCATAATTCAGTCCCATAGCTGGACGGTCTGCGCCGTGGTTGACGCCGTAATGTCCGGCAGCTCCACCTGCAGCCCGTGCGGTAAAAATGGGCCGTACTCAGCCAGCCCCGGATTTGCCTGCAGAACCTGCTCAGTGACACCCTGCGTGCGCCCGTAATGACGCCAGCAAAGCGCGTCCACCGTGTCATACTGATGCGCACGCACTTTCATCAGATAAGCTCCACCGTACAGTGCGGCGCATCCTGCACCCGGCTGATAGCCCAGCGGGCATCACGCCACAGATCGCCGCTGGCCTCCGCCAGCTCATCCCCTCGCTTCACGCCTGAAGCCGTGGCGTCATAGTCCTGATAACGCTCATTGAGCACCGCGCGCGCCCAGCAAAAAACAGCGTTGTGGTAGTGCTGGATACGCTCGCTTTTGCCGTCCAGCATTTCTGCGGGAACGTCTGCAAGTGTCTGCCAGCCAAGCATCTGCTGACGCTTGCGGAAGTCGTACAGCTCAGCGTTAACCTCAGAGATCGCCGTCAGCACGACCTGCTTTAAACGCGGCTGCGTCACCGTGCCATCAGTACGCATCACACTGCGAAATTCCGACAGGTCCACATCAGGCCAGAACGGTGTATTTCTGATGACCTCCGCCTGTTCCGGTGCCTGTTCGGGCGCAACAAACTTCATGCGGCTTTCTCCTGAATAAGTGGGCGGTGGACGGGATTTTGATGTGGCAGTGCCTTTCGCCACCCCGTGCCGCCCGTGCGCGGGGCACGTTCTTTAGCGGCTGTCATTGCGCAGTCTGCGCTCCAGCTGCTGCTTTTCTTTTTTCACGCCACATCTGGGATCGAGCTGCAGCGCATGGGTAAGGTGATTCAGAGCAGATGCCGGGTTGCTTTCGCTCAGTACAGCGCCGATGGCTTTATGCAGACGTGCCCGCGACTGGTCCGGCATATCCAGATCGGCTGTCAGGTCCAGCGTCTGCAAAAGCAGATCGGCATCAAAACCAGCAGCGGCAAGCAGGGCGCTTTGCGCCGCGTCTGCCATTTCTTCTGCCAGCACGGTCTGCACGTTACGGTTGCCCAGCGGCATCACCCAGCCATGGCGCAGCGCATGACGCCCGATTTCCAGCGCACCGGCATAATCACCGGCGTCGATACGCCACAGCATCACGTACATCAGCACGTCATCCTGCTGCGCACCTCCGGCAGCCAGCACGCCCTCCGCCCAGGCGGAATATTTCGGCAGCAGCTCCACCTTGATTTCCGCCTTTTTCACCGTGGACTGGACGCCCTTGAGGCGGCGGCGGTCTTCTGCCAGCTGCAGCAGCATCAGGTCATAGCCCGACGCATGGCGAACACTGCCGCCCTCACGGGCGGCCTGTTCGGCCTGAATGCGCAGGCGGTGCTGCCGTGCGGGACTCAGGCTCATGTGTTATTCCCCACCTTCCGGTGCGGCAGGCGCGCTGAAATCACCGATTTCAATGTTTTCAACCAGCGCCGCACAGCGGTAGTCCTCGACCACATACGCCTCGTTGACGGATTCAAAGTTTTCAATCCGGTCACGTTTCGGGTTGTCGATAACAGAACGGCGTCGGGTATCTTCCTGCCAGTAGATGGACAGGTTATCCAGACGGGTGATCAGCAGGGCATTTGCCGGGAAATAAGGCGCGCGCACAGCCTGCAGGCCGCCCATACGTTTCTGGCTGATGATCAGATCGGCGGCGATTTTCTCGCTGTTGTCCTGCTCTTTGTTGACCAGCGGGAAATACTTGTCAGACAGCAGTTCACGTCCGCAGACGACAACCAGATCGTCATCATCCTGATAAACCGCGTCGATCAGCTCGTTGACGGCATCCATCACCACGGCGTCCAGGTTGGCATAGTCGCCGCCCTTGCCCACCTTGACCGCGCCTGCAGTCGTTGCACCGTCTTTCGTGGTGCTGCCCATGACGTGATCCGGCGCGTCTTCGCGGATTTTCTGCAGCCAGCCTTTATTGACGTCCTGCAGCAGCGGGTTTTCAGCACGGTTGGAGGTTTTGGCACGCTTCACGCCGTTAAAGCCGATCATGATGCGGTCCAGCGCCTGGCGCTTGACGATGGCGTTGCGGATACGCACCTGGAAGTCCTGGAATTTCGCCCACAGGTCCAGTTTTGCGTAGGTCAGCACCGTATCAAAGTTGGTCTGCTCGCATTTGTATTCCACGTCTTCCATCAGCGTCGGATCGGTAGGCTCGCGCTCTTTGGTGGTGGTATCGGTGGTTCCGGCAATGGTGCTGCCAACGCCCAGCCCCAGCAACTGCCCGGACTGCTCAGTGACCGGCGTGATGTTAATCAGCGTCAGGAAAGCGGCGGACTGCTGGATCTGGTCTTCAAGCGTCTGCTGCACGGACGGCTCCACGGTGAACTTGCTGGAGAGTTCTTCAATCTCCACACCGTTCAGGCGCGCCAGCTGCTGCAGATAAGCGTTAAAGGCAAAGCGGGTTTTCTTTTTCATCGGGTTTTATGCTCCATCAGCAATTGGTCAGGGTGCCTGCCGGTGCGTCACCGCCCGGCGCGCGCTGGCGGTAGTCTTTACGGCTGTCTTCGCTGCTCAGCTTTTTCTCAAGCCCGGCAAAGGCGGCCTGCTGCTCCTGCAGGGAGGACTCCAGCTCAGAAAGGCGCTTGTCCTGTTCTGACAGTGATTTATCAGTGCGTTCGCTCAGGTTCTGCTGCTCGGTGGCGACCAGTTCCACGGCTTTATGCACATCGGAGAAGCGCGCCTCATCGGTCTGCTCTTTTTTGGTGAACAGCGCGGTGACGCGGGCAAAGAGGGACGGCTTTTCATCCTGGGCTTCTTCCAGTTCAATCAGCGTTTCAACCGCTTCCGAAAACAGGTTTTCAGGGTTCTGCTTACGGTTCGCCAGCGGGTTATGCGCGGCGCTGGCGCTGAATGCCAGCATTTCTGTGCCAAGGCTCGCCGGATCGTCCGTCGCCCCCAGCCCCACAAGGTAGGCTTTGCCGGTGTCGGCAAACTTCGTGCTGACCTCCATGGAGGTGAAAAGCTTCTGGCCCTTTTTCACTAGTTCCACCAGGGCGTCCGTGGGTTCGATATCGGCATAAAGTGCCATCTTGCCCGCCAGCGGCCCGTCCTTGATTTCTTCTGCAACCAGCCCCGTCACCCTGCCGTAGCGGTTAAAGGTGCTGTCCGGCAGATAAGACTTGATGTGCTCAAGGTTAATCAGCGCGGTATAGACCGTCGGGTTGTAGCTGGCAGCCATCTGTACCAGCCATTCACGCTGGATTTCGCGCCCGTCAGTGGTGGCACCTTCCACCCCAATACGGAAACGCTTTGCTTTCACTGTCATGAGCCGTGCTCCGTTAGAAATAACTTACTGGAGCCTTATGTTTGCGGTGATGGGGGGAGTGAAACAACGCGCGGCACTTGTACGGTAAACCACACAAACCGCAGCCGGGGAAAGCCGTCAGGCAAGGCCGTATGTTTGGGCCATGAACACGACACTGACCCCCGCAGACCTCGATCCCCGTCGGCAGGCCATGCTGCTGTACTTTCAGGGATACCGCGTAGCCCGCATTGCTGAAATGCTGGGCGAGAAAGTTGCAACCGTTCACAGCTGGAAGAAGCGCGACAAATGGGGCGACTATGGGCCGCTGGATCAGATGCAGCTCACCACCGCCGCACGTTACTGCCAGCTCATCATGAAGGAGCAGAAGGAAGGGAAAGACTTCAAGGAAATTGACCTGCTGGCGCGCCAGTCAGAGCGCCACGCCCGGATCGGTAAATTTAACGATGGCGGGAACGAAGCTGACTTAAACCCGAACGTCGCCAACCGTAACAAAGGCCCGCGCAGGCAGCCAGAAAAGAACGTTTTTACCGATGAACAGACCGAAAAGCTGGAGGAAATCTTCCGCAACGGCATGTTTGAATATCAGCGCCACTGGTGGCAGGCAGGCGTAAAACACCGCATTCGCAACCTGCTTAAATCACGCCAGATCGGGGCAACATACTTTTTTGCTCGCGAAGCGCTGATTGACGCCATCACCACGGGGCGCAACCAAATTTTTCTCTCAGCCAGTAAGGCGCAGGCGCACGTTTTTAAGCAGTACATCATCGACTTTGCAAAAGAGGTGGATGTTGAGCTGAAAGGCGACCCGATGACGCTCAGCAACGGCGCGTGCCTGTACTTCCTCGGCACCAACGCCCGCACAGCGCAGAGCTACCACGGCAACCTGTACCTTGATGAATATTTCTGGATACCGAAATTCCAGGAGCTGCGCAAGGTTGCCTCCGGCATGGCCATTCACAAGAAATGGCGACAAACCTACTTCTCCACGCCGTCCAGCCTGACCCACAGCGCCTATCCGTTCTGGTCCGGCACGCTGTTCAACCGGGGCCGCGCCAAAGCGGACAAGGTGGATATTGACCTGACCCACAGCAACCTTGCGCGCGGCGTGCTCTGTCCGGACGGACAGTATCGCCAGATCGTCACCGTGGAGGATGCGGTGCGCGGTGGCTGTAATCTGTTCGACCTTGACCAGCTGCGCATGGAGTACAGCCCGGACGAATACCAGAACCTGCTGATGTGCGAATTTATTGACGATCTGGCGTCAGTATTCCCTCTCAGCGAGCTGCAGGCGTGCATGGTGGACAGCTGGGAAGTGTGGGCAGATTTTCAGGCGCTGGCGCTGCGCCCGTTTGGCTGGCGCGAAGTCTGGATCGGATACGACCCGGCGAAAGGCACGCAGAACGGTGACAGCGCCGGGTGCGTGGTGGTGGCACCGCCAACCGTACCGGGCGGCAAGTTCCGCATTCTTGAGCGGCACCAGTGGCGCGGGATGGACTTCCGCGCCCAGGCTGACGCTATCAAAAAGCTGACGCAGCAGTACAACGTGACCTATATCGGTATCGACTCGACCGGCGTCGGTCACGGTGTCTACGAGAACGTGAAAGCGTTCTTTCCTGCCGTGCGGGAGTTTGTCTACAACCCCAACGTCAAAAACGCCCTTGTGCTCAAGGCATACGACATTATCAGCCACCGCCGTCTGGAGTTTGACGCAGGACACACCGACATTGCGCAATCCTTTATGGCTATCCGCCGCGCCACTACCGCCAGCGGAAACCGTCCCACTTACGAAGCCAGCCGCAGCGAAGAAGCCAGCCACGCCGATTTGGCCTGGGCAACGATGCACGCACTGTTTAACGAACCGTTGCAGGGCGAAGCCGCCAATACCAGCAACATTGTGGAGATTTTCTGATGCACTCAACCCCAACTAACCTCATGACCACCGCCAGCCTGCCTGTAGATCGCCCTTTCTTTGCTTACCAGCATGAATGGAACAGCGGCGCACGCAGCAGAAACCGTGTGCTTACAAAAATGCGTCAGGCTGGCGCGGATTTCTTTTTCGCCTACGAAGCACTGAACGATGCACTGCATACCGGACGCAACCAGATTTTTCTGGGCTGCACCCCGGCATCTGCCCTTACCGTCAAAACTTATATGTCAGCTTTTTTAAGTGAGGCCGCAGCCTGGACACACCTTGGGAAAATAAAATCAGGTAAAGCGCATCTGGAACTACCAAACGGTGCGGTCATTTATTTTATCGGGCCGGAAAGCCTCGCCGCCGCGCTCCATGGAAACGTCTACGTGTCAGAGTATGCCTGGGCGGACTCCCCGAAAAATATGATTGCGCTCGCCAAAAGCCTGTCCATGCACGCGCGCTATCACGCTACCTACTACACCACCCCAAGCCCCAGCCCGGAAGCATGGCGGGAATACAAGAAGCTGATTTCCCGCAACAGCACAACCAGCATGACCTTTACCGCTGATGACGCTGCAGCATCCGGGGCAACGCTCGCAACCGGAGCCGCGCTCTTTGATGATGAATGGCTGAATGACATGAAAAAAGAATTATCAGCAGAGGACTGGAAAATGCTGTTTATGTGCGAATGGCCTCAGGCTGACAAGGAGCAGGCGGCATGAGCAAACGTAAAAACAAGAATAACCGCGCAGCGGTAGATCACAACGCACAATCAGGCGGCGCTGCAGCGGAGGCGTTCAGCTTTGGCGACCCGGTGCCGGTGTTAGACCGACGCGAATTGCTGGACTACGTGGAATGCGTGCAGATGGACCGCTGGTATGAGCCGCCGGTGAGCTTTGACGGACTGGCGCGAACCTATCGCGCCGCCGTGCATCACAGCTCACCGATTGCCGTTAAGCGTGACATTCTCAGCAGTACCTACATCCCGCACCGCCTGCTCAGCCAGCAGGCTTTTGCCCGTTTCGTCCAGGATTATCTGGTGTTCGGTAACGCCTATCTGGAAAAGCGCACCAACCGGCTCGGCGGCGTTCTCTCACTGGAGCCAGCGCTGGCGAAGTACACACGGCGAGGCGTGGACCTCGACACCTACTGGTTTGTGCAGTATGGCCTGACCACGCAGCCCTATGAATTTACGCAGGGCAATATCTTTCATCTGCTGGAGCCGGATATTAACCAGGAGATTTACGGGCTGCCCGGCTATCTCTCCGCCATCCCGTCAACCCTGCTCAACGAGTCCGCAACGCTGTTCCGCCGGAAGTATTACATCAACGGCAGCCATGCAGGCTTCATCATGTACATGACCGACGCAGCACAGAACCAGGAGGACGTGAACAATATCCGCCAGGCAATGAAAAGCGCCAAAGGGCCGGGCAACTTCCGCAACCTGTTTATGTATTCGCCCAACGGCAAAAAGGACGGCATCCAGATCATCCCGTTATCAGAGGTTGCGGCGAAAGATGAGTTTCTGAACATCAAGAACGTGAGCCGCGATGACATGATGGCAGCGCACCGCGTACCGCCGCAGATGATGGGCATTATTCCCAACAATACCGGCGGCTTTGGTGATGTGGAAAAGGCCAGCCGCGTCTTTGTCCGCAACGAGCTGATGCCGCTGCAGAAGCGACTGCAGGAGCTTAACGACTGGCTTGGAGAAGAAGTGATCCGCTTTGAGCCGTACACGCTGGGACTGACAGAAGACAAGCGCAACGACTGACCCACCGCACCACGACAACAAGACCGCCCCTCACAGCGCCCCAGCAGCATTCTGCGGGGCGCTTCTTTTTTGCTGCTGCTCCCTCACCCTCACCAATTGAAGCCGCCAGCGTGCCGGAGATTGCGCCGGATTTTCACCATTTCACCCCGTTGCGCGCGCTCGTAGCCCCGCCACGCCTGCCCGCTTTGTGTAGTGGTTTTCATGCACCTGCATGACATAAGCAAAAGCCCGCCAGTTCTGGCGGGCCTGAGCAAAAACGATCCTCAAACGATCATGCGATTTCATGCGGCATAGACATGCACAACAGCACTAACGCCTCGCGTGGCTCGTTGTTCAACCTTGCGGACGGTAAAAACCAGTTTTATCGTCCGCAACGTTCGCTAATGTAACCAGCTGTCGTCCTCCCAGACCTGCTGCATTATTTCCATCACTCGCTTTTTATCTTCATCCAGTTTTAACCCGCTCAGCTCAACGCCGTTGGCACTGCCCTTACGGATACGAATTGCTGTTTTGGGATACAGAGGGCGCAAATTACGGTAAAGCTCGGATTCAAGGGCGTCCAGTGTAGCCTGGCTAATCTTCTGCTCTTTATCGATCATTATTTCAATGCGCATACAGATTTCCCTTAACTGGTTACGTCCATTGACCGGCAGTATTCATGGCTGCGGATTTTCGCCATCAGCTCGTCGGTCAATTCAGACACCCACTGGATAGCCAGCCGCTTTTCTTCGTCGCTGCACTCACTAGCCGCTACAAGCTTAATAAAAAAATCAATGCGCTGGAGCTTCAACGACTCCAAAAGATAGTCCTGCATCTTCCCTCCTATCACGACCCCGGACATACGTTAACTGTATGCATATCCACTGTTTATATATACAGTATACCCCTGATATCCAAAAGTAAAATATTTTTTATCCGTCAATGAGAACGTTCTTACGAGGGTCGTTAAGAGCATGAATTGTTAAAGCCTTGCCGTCAGTACCACTGGCGCCATTTGTCATCTTCCTGCAGTCGATGGTTGCGGTAAAAAATCCGTAGCCCGGCACCTGACGGAATGCTGCCACCACGCAGAAGCAAATCAATCTCAGATGCACTACCTTCAAACCCTCTGGCAGTCAGTTCTGCCTCAAGCTGCAGGCGCTGCTGCTCCGAAATACTCTGTTTGAATGCTTTTTTCCGCTTCGGTTTTACCAGTCTTAACCTGGCTGTCAGCTCCCGGCGTTCCTTCTGGCCCATATTGTGGAGGTAATCGTGCAGTTCCTGCTCATTCATGGTTTTAATATCGGGCAAATCACCCCCTGATTTGTTCAGATTTTCAACAGGGGGACAGTTATTGCCACGAGTCCAAGGGGCGCTAGCGCCCTGGTCGGCTGTCGCCTCCTGAACGTCAACGGCCTTACGAACCATTTTCCACTTGATTGCGTGCGTGCAGATCCGGCCCTCAACAATCGGGGACCAGATGCCATAAATGCGAACGCCGTGATCGCCGTAGGCGCTCGGCTCGTCGTTAAGCTCGTATGCCGTTCTGACAAGATGATGTTTACGGGGAACCAGCACGCCGCCCTGCTTCATGATGTACGTGGCAAAGCACCCTGCATCCGCAGCCGCCAGCACGGCATCCAGGCGGGCATTTTCCAGAACCGGCGCACCTGCTTTTTTATCGCCCTGCGCTCTGCCAGCCTGGCCTGCCAGGAGGCGCAGCTCTCGGTAAGCCTGACGGCCCGGAATACCGAAGAAACGGAACTGCTGGACGCGGTGCAGTGACGCCCAGGCGGTGACATGCTCCGCGCTGTCCCGCAGTGATCTTCCCGTTTCCTTGCTGACTTCTTTAGCCAGCCCGCGCCCATCGATGTTCTTGCTGATGTATTTAGCAATGTAGCTGGTCGGCGTACCTTTACGCGGGTTGATCAGCTCAGACTTGAAGCGCGGCCCGGTATTTTTGCCCAGCTCCTCGCGGTCTTCACGGATGGCAAATTTACGCAGCAGCGCGGTGATGGCACGGCGGTCTTTTTTGCGCATGAAGCACAGCAGATGCCAGTGCACAGTGCCGTCATGATGCGGCTCTGCAACCCGGACGCCATACCAGCGCAACCCGGCCTTGTGCATGGCTTTGCGGAATGCCGCGAAGGTTTCAACCAGATAATCACTGCTCTGCCGGACCGTTTCGCTGGTCCACTTCGGATTGGGTCTGCCATTGTTGAGGGTGGCGTGGAAGCGGGACGGGCAAGTGATGGTATAGAACACGGCGCAGTCACTGCGCATTTCAGCAATCAGCTCCAGCCCTTTGACGCAGGCCATCATTTCGTTGCGGCGGTGTGCCGGGTTGCTGTTGCTGGCGTTCACCACCTCTTCCATGTCCAGAGTATCGCCGTCGGCGTTTACCAGCTCATGCGACTTGAAAAACTCCAGTGATTTGCGGCGCTGTTCGCGCTTATGGATCACTGCTTCATAGCTGACATACGGGGAGGCTTTCTTGTTGACCAGGCAAACGGCACGCAGTTGCTCCTCTCGCCACTCGCAGCGCATCTGCCACAGCTTGCGATACCACCAGTCCGCACAAAGCATACGCGCGAGCGATCCCGGAATGAGGTCATAAGGCACAGGCTTGCGGCGGCGGCGCTTTCGGCGCAGCTGCTCAAACGCAGGGGGGATCACATCCAGCCGCATTGTCTCCGCAGCCACCCTTTCCCATGCCTGGCGGATTTCTTCTGGTTTCACGTCATCCGTGACAAAAAGATCACCGCAGGCCGCATCAAGACACATGCTCATGTGTGCCGCAACCAGTGTAGACAGGCGTTTTACCTGGTCCTGGTTCATTTCAGGCAGGACCAGCAGCCCCTCCAGACCGTCATGGCTAGCCATAAACCGGAATGAAGCAGACACCTGACTGTCACGCACCCGCGCCAGGCGCTCAAGGCATGGCCTGATAGTTTCGCGCAGATAGCGGGAATAAGCCTTTGCCCGGCCCAGGCCATGAAAGTATTTAATCCGCTCCAGCAGTGGCTTGCTGATGTGGGACGGCTCAGCGCTAACATCAGCAATAATCACCAGATCGGGATTAACGCGCTGCTGCTCACGGGCCATTTTTGCCCGGCTGATGAGGTTGTCCTGCTCCATTTCACGCTGGACAGGATCACGAGATTCATTGAAGAAATAACGCTCCCAGACCTCATCACTCAGCGCCTCACGGCGCAGCTGCTCCTGCTCATTGTCGGCAGCGTACAGAGTGATCAGGTTTGAAAGTGCAGAACTCGGCGCAACGTCTGCCGCATCCCTATAGGGATTGATTGCAGTTTTGTCTGCATTCCATGAATAGAGGTAGCTCATGCGATCTCCAGTTCGAACTGGAAAGGCTGCAACCCTTTCGCTATCCATTCAGGAACCGTGGGCGGCTGGACCGCCTCAATTGCGCTTTTAAGAATGGCGCAGCGGTTTTTAAGAATGGTGGCGGTAAGTTCCTTTTCAGACAGGCCGCGAGCATATTCCGCCTCGCGAATTGCCCGTGTCAGTTCAGGGTATTTGGTATTGAATTTTGGAACGTTACAGGCGAGGTTTGTACTGTCTGCAGTCGCTAACGGATAGTTTCCCATTACACGCCCATCAAGCATACGCAGCCCATGAATCTGGGTCTGGAAACTGAATTTGCAGTAGATGGTTTCAAAAGCATCCTGCATCCGGCGGTGCCAGTGCGGAGTCCTGATTGCTGCGAACTCACCAGAGGACCCAAAACAGACGCGGGGCCATTCACGGCAAAGCTCAACAAGTCGATCGATAGACTCATGAAGATGCCAGACAGGCACGGCTTTGCCGCGCAACATTGCCGGCACCTGCCTGATCAGCGCATCATTATCCTTTTCCCCTCCTTCCACTACATCGGGAATGACATAAAAGCCCACTTTCGGATGGTGATAATAAGCCAGCAGCCATTGATAGAACTTCGCCCAGTCGATCACCAGGCCGCGCTTCCACGCTGAAAAAGCACCATTATCAATGCCGACCAGATCGGCAAATTTGATAGATGCGTCAATTTGGTCCGGCCTCGCATAAGAAACGAAAGCGCCAGCTCTGTTCACCGCAATACGATGAACATCACCAGCACTTCCCCATACAGGCGTGCCATGAAAATGATGCACAGCAGGTTGTTGCTTCGTCACGTCCGTGCCTCAACAACACCCGCGCAGGTATGAACATTTGCGCAGTGAACACGGTTAGAGCGCAGCACCCTGGATACAGCAATAATTTCCTCTGCGGACTTACGCTCACCCGCGTCAACGCCCATGCTCCGTTTGGTTGTGATGCCGTGCATGATGAAGTTGCGATAAAGCGAACGCGTCAGCGAAGTATCACTGTTAGAAACAACAACCGGGTGGCCCTCTGATGAGCGGCGCTCAAGAATTGAGGCCAGGTGATACTGGTCATCCTCGTTAAAGCCAGCGGTATGGTATGCAGTGAAAGTGCCGTCATACGGTGGATCGCAGTACACCACATCACCCGCCTGCAGCATTGCCAGCGTTTCGTCATAGCTGGCGCAGATGAACGTGGCCCGACGGGCCTTTTCCGCAAAGGTGAGAATTTCGGCATGAGGAAAATAGGGCTTTTTATAGTTACCAAACGGAACATTAAACTGCCCGCTCAGGTTGTAACGGCACAGCCCGCGATAACAATGACGATTCAAATATAAAAACAGTGCCGCGCGCTCCAGCGCGGTCAGCGTCGTATCGGTATTAAATCGCAGGCGATGCTGGTAATAACTTTCAGCGTTATTGTCTTCACTGAAAAATACCAGAGCACATGCAATTAATTCCTCAGTGTGCTGCGCAACTTTCTGATAAAGGTTGATTAAGTCGGCGTTAATATCCGCGACAAGATAATGAGGATAGTCTGTCGCCATCATCACAGCACAAGAACCAGCAAACGGCTCAACCAGGCGAGAACCGGCAGGCAGGTGCTTTTTCAACTCTGGCATGACGTCGGTTTTATTGCCCGCCCATTTCAGGATGGTGCTCATACAACCCCTCCGTTGTAGTGTTTGCCTTTCAGTTCAGCGATTTCCTGACAGGTGATGCAGCACTGCACGCCCGGAATAGCGCGGCGGCGAGCTGGCGGGATCGGTGCATCGCAATCAATGCAGAGAACACGGGAAACGCCCGGCACTTTGGCGCGGGCGTTGTGGATGTGGCGCTGCAGGTCTTCTTCCACGCGCTGCTGCACGAGGTCCATTGAATCTGCCATCAGTGGATCTCCTGCGCTTCGTTCTGGATGGTTTCAGCAGCGTTACGCAGCAGCTCTGCGGCTTCGGTGCCGTTAAGTTTGCCGCGAGTGATATGCACTGCCAGCTTTTCCAGATGAGCAGCAAATACATCAGCGCGTCCCCGGCGTTCTTCCATGCGCGCCTCAGTCAACATCAGGTTAAGCCCTGCATCATCTGGTCCGGTTTTGGTGGTTCGGGTTTCAATATTTCGCATTGTGATTCTCCTGAATTTGGGCAATAAGAAGCCCGGCGGGTTTACGCCATTAATTTCTGGTTTGGTTTAATTCGGCATGGTTAGCCGTTTTGGAAATAAGCTCACCACTGCACGAAAATGGTTCATTGCCTTTATCAGCTCCCGCTTTTCGTCAGTCGTCAGCTCACTAATTTTGACGCCATGACGCTCTGCCGGAATGTTAGCCATAAAAAATATGGCGGCTAATGCGCGCTTGTTCTGTTTATTATTTGCGTCCCGTGGGTCGCTCATTTCATTAATAAACCGCTCAAGCTCTGACTCAATGTTAATTCCAAATACTTTTGCCCTTAATTCCGCTATGTGGTTCAACCCTTCATAGCGTTCACCTGGGCTTATCGTGCGAGTCGTTGCAGCACCTTCAATAGCCATGGTTTCCCCTGTTTGATGGTTGACAGGTCAGCCAGCAATTCAGCCTGCGAGTGGCACGGATGCCAGCGCTTGCCATCTTTGCCTGCAATCCAGCCATGGCCGAAGTGCATTCCTGGGCTTTTCTTAACAAGCAGTGATGCAAATGAAGGTTCGTTATTCAGCATAAGCACCTCAAATCAGACCAAATGAAGCGCCCAGGCCCGTCACGGTATCAACAGCACTTGCCATTGCCGGGTTGTACTGCAGGCGCGCATGCATGGAAACAGCTGTAAGTGCCATTAAGCGAGTGACAGAATTGATGCTTTCGATAACCTGCCGACGTTCCGTTGTTGTCTGGTGTTCGCCAGAAACAGCGCTTGCTGCAACACGACCAATCTCTGCTGTAGCATTCAACACGTAATGAGGCATTTTCTCGCTGGCAACTTCGTTCAGCGGCACGCATGGCAAGCAATGGATTTGCGCCAGAAACCCATCAACCAGCGTGGAGTCCTCGGTGATATCCGTCAGCAGCCAAATTTCCGGCGCCGTGAGTTGATGCGGTTGCTCCGGGTTCAGTTTGTTGCGCAGCGTCTGGACGTTCATGCCTGCGCGTTCTGCCAGCTTCGCCATATTGTGACGCAGTGCGAAAGCACGACAGGCTTCATCAAAGTGAGGATGTTTGGAAACGCGATAATCAAACATGTTCTAACCCCTTTCTTATCCCAAAATGGAACTATCAGGCTTGCATTGCGATTTCACAGCCTTGAGCGGCTTCCATCGTCAACGCGAACATGTTCACTTCAACCAGACCGTTAGCATTTTCTTTCTTGCGGATTGGTAGGCGTCCTTCGCGAATCATTTGGCGGGCATAGCTGGTTTTATAACCGGTGCGGCGGCAGAACTCATCAAGGGTGATATATGGCTCTGACACCACAAGGTTGATGCTGGGGCGCATTGATAATTGACGGCTCATGATGCACTATTCCTCTTTTGTAACGTTCTCTACACTATTCGGGAGCGTTCAACACTATTCGACAACTCACTTTGCGTAAATACTATGATCCAAAATTGGAACGGTCAACAAAAAGATTTTACGAATCGTAAATCAATCACACTTCCAAATGGCGGTAAAGACCCCATTGAAAGGATTTGCGCGGCTTATGGTTTCACATCCCGTCAAGCGTTATGCCGCCATTTAGACGTGTCTCAAAGCACAATGGCGAACAGGGTAATGCGCGGTAACTTCCCAGCTGATTGGGTGTTGATATGCGCGATGGAAACTGGCGCATCGCTGGAATGGTTGGTGTATGGACGAGGCAACCCACCTATGCCTATACCACAAAATGAAGCAAACAATCTCAACAGGGCAGCACCAGAACAAACCCAAATAGAATTCTCGGAAATCCAAAACGGGGTTATCGGAAATCACAAAAAGGTATCAATTGCATCAGAGCTACTACCACCGAAAACGAGTGAACCTCGCTTAATTAGTTTCGATGGTGTCATTTGGATAGTTGACACCTTTAGTGGCGAGCTGGTCGATGGTTTCTGGCTGATAGAAATGGATAACGTTATCAGCGTTCGTGAAATGTACCGCTTACCGGGTGGAAGGTTACGGGTTGAAAATGGCAAAGCTTCGTTCGAGTGCAATGCTGATGATGTTAAGGCGCTTGGGAAAGCAGTCGGCAAAATGGAATTCATAGAGTGAAGAGATGATCGTTTTAATTGAGGCAATTACAATCTTTGTCTGTGGGTTCATAGTTATGCGCACAGCGAAGAAGAAGACAGAAAAAATCACCTGCAGCGTCATTTTGATAGGCGTTTTTTATCTAATTCAACACTCCTCTGTGGTAGGCGCGCATGCTTTTACAGCTTTCGTAATTTTAGGTGCAATTGGCGCCATTCTAGAAATGCTGCACCCTTCCGCCAAAAGCCCATCCGCATCAGCGACGGATGCAGCTGTTGGCAATGGCGGCACTAACTCGTCAACGAAAAGCGCCAGCATTAATCTGAATCTGATTACTTTTCAATATTGTAATTCTGCTGGGGTAGTAACAACGCGCGAAGTTAATGTGAAGAATGTGGGATTAGACTGCCTTACTGGTTATTGCAACTTACGCAAAGAGATCAGAACGTTTCGGATAGACCGCATTACTAACCAAGAAATTGTCCTTCGAGAATCCGGCGAGGTGATGAATGTCTATGACTGGATCACCATGTTATATCCACTTCCAGAGGAATAATTAATGGCAGTAAGCAAACTCCCCAATGGTAAGTGGCAAGCTCAGGTATTCCCGAACGGCCGCGAAGGAAAACGCATCCGGCGCCAGTTTGCAACTAAAGGTGAAGCCCTGGCATTTGAACGCCATGTAAAGGAACAAGCTCAGGATAAGCCGTGGCTGGGTGAGAAAACAGATAAACGCCGCGTTCGGGATTTGGTTACAGCCTGGTATAACGCACATGGTGTAACACTTGCTGATGGCGAGAAGCGTAAAGGCGCAATGGAGTTTGCCTGTCTCGCTATGGGCGATCCCCTCGCAACTGAATTCAACGCTAAATTATTCTCAACGTACAGAGAACAGCGGTTAAGCGGAAAAATAACCCGCTCAGATCGCGTCAAGTCCGTTACCCCTCGCACAGTAAACCTTGAACTGGCTTACTTTCGGGCCATGTTCAACGAGCTGAAAAGACTTGATGACTGGACAGCACCAAACCCTCTCGAAAACGTCAGAGAGTTTAAGATTGCAGAAGTTGAGCTGGCCTGGCTTACGGTGGAGGAAGCGACGCGCTTGCTTGAGGAATGCGAGAAAAGCAAAGCGGGTGATTTAACCACAATTGTCAAAATCTGCCTTGCGACCGGCGCAAGATGGGGAGAGGCAGAAGGCTTAACCGGTAAACAGATAAGCCCCGGCAAAATCACTTTTATCAAAACGAAAGGTAAGAAAAACCGTGCGGTTCCAATCAGTGATGAGCTTTACGAGCTGCTACCCAAAAGCCGAACTTCTAAACCTCTTTTTACCGGATGTTATTCAGCATTCAGGAGCGCTATAAAGCGCGCGGGGATAGAGCTGCCAGACGGCCAGCTGTCGCACGTTCTACGACATACTTTTGCCAGCCATTTTATGATGGGCGGCGGCAATATTCTGGTCTTACAACGCATCCTCGGACATACGGATATTAAAGTAACAATGCGGTATGCTCACTTTGCCCCAGACCATCTAACAGAAGCGGTTGAACTGAACCCATTAAACCTAATTGGTGGCAGCAAAATGGCAGCACAGCGCAGCACTATGCAATACTTTTCGACAATATACGAAATCCTATGCGCTTGA